GCTGAAGCGCATCAGGCCTCCAACCGAGCGGCGATCCACTCGGCGTTGCTGCCGCCGGTGTCTTCGCAGACCTGCCTGTAGGCGGTGACGGACATTACGCACGCGCCGTAGAGATCCGCCATCTCGCGCTTGACATCTTCCTTGCGCAGGACGCGTCCGGGGAGGGCGTGCGTCGGGTGACCGAGCCAGACCGATGCGCAGCGGAGGTAGAATTCGTAGTTCGGGGTTCCGACGAGCACCCGGTAGTCGCGGCTGTTGATGGTGCGGGCTTCCATGATCAGGCCTCCAGTTCGGCGAGGGCACGTGCGAGGGCGAGGCGATCGGCGTCGGTTGTCTGGCCGTTGAGCCAGCGGTAAAGAATCTCTTTCTGGTGCGGAAGGCTTGCGCGCCCATGGGCATAATTCAGCGCGTAGGCGAAGCCCTGGGGGTCTTCGAGGTCAACGCGCTCGGTGTTTTCGGGGCCGAAGGTCGGGGCGTCCCATCCACCGGTGTCAACATCAGCGGTGGACGTGAGCGTGGCAGCGTTCAGAGCGATGCATCGGCCGTAGTCCGGTCTTACGACTGGAACGGAGCGGGCCAGCGGGATGGCGGGCATGATGTCGAGCCAGTTCGTTTCCATGGTCTTTCTCCTTGTCGTGGTTCAGGGAAGGGCGACCGCCACCTGTTTGGCATCGCCCTCGGTCTTGTCAATGTCCACGGCCTCGTTGCAGATGGCCTGGACCGCAGGGGAAAGGCTCCCCCCGTTGACGGTGAGCCCGTAGACCTTCAGGCCTTCGTCAGCCTTCAGGGCTTCAAGGTCTTCCATCACATCGGAAGGCAGCTTCTCGGCATGCCCGTCGGTCACCAGCACCAGGTCCGCGCGCTTGTCGCGGATGCTGGCAGGCAGGTTTCCGAGGGCCAGCCGGAAGGCCGGGGCCAACTGCGTTCCACCCGAAGGACCCCGAGAAGCGATGGCCAGGGCCACCTTGCTGATATCGCCGATGGGCCGGGGGCTGCCGACCGATCCGCTGGTGCGCCCCATGACCGGCAGCTCATACCCCTTGCCGTCAGCTGCGAGGTGGTGGACCGCAGTGATCCCGCCGTTGAACCCGATCACGGTGACTGCTCTTTTCTCCTTCGCGCCGATCCCGACCGTAGCGATCCCTACCGCGCGGGCCCAGTCGTTGGGCTCTCCGATCATGGAGTAGCTTTCGTCCAGCAGCACCACGATGGGGCCCCTGCCCTGGGGCTCGCTGCCTTCCAACCGGTACTGGACCGCCTGGCGCTCCACGATGTCCCGAAGGGCCAGCAAGCGGAGCTTGGGGTGGCGCAGCCGAGCCAGGGAGCTGGGAAGCATCCGCCCGAGGTCCGCCCCGCGCTCGATATCCACCACCTCTTCCCTGGCGTTGACGTTCTTGACCTTCTTGCGCTGATCGGCGATCCGGCGAAGCCTGCCGGCCAGCTCCAAGCGCTTGCGCAGCGTGGGGTCGTTCTTCAGCTTCTCGGCCAGCTGCATGCGCTCGGGGTTGGGCTGGTCCGCAGCCGGAGGGGCCGCTTCCATCCCAGGGGCGAGCCCCGCGAGGGCTTCCTTGCCTTCGGCGGTCTCGGTGGTCGCGTTGCGCACCGCAGCCCGGAGGGCGGCCCGCATCTTGTCGGAGGCGGTGATCTTGGAGCTGCCCTTGCCGGGACCCTGGCCTTGGCCGTCCCCATCGCCTTCACCCTCGCCGTCTTCGGACTCTTCGCGCTCCTGCTCTTCCAGCAGCTCCGGCAGCTTGTCACCTACGGCCTTCAAGATGCCCTTGGCTGCGATGGCGCTGAAGTCGGGATCGCCCTGCACGGAAGCGCGCAGCTCTTCCCATTCGGGCAGCTCGTCCAGGATCGCATGAGCGGCTGGGGCCCATGGGGTCTCGGGGTCCAGCTGCTCGGGGTCCAGGGTTTCCGGGGCCCCATAAAGGCGCTCGAACACCTCGGTTCCGAAGGCGTGCGCCTGGTCGGCAGCTTCTTCGGTCCAAGCTTCCACCTGCTCGTTCGTCGCAGGGGGCGCGCCCTTCTCGGGCTCCAGCTTGCTGGGCTCGTGATTGTAGAGGGTTTCCCCGATCCGCTCCTGCTGGGCTTCCAGAGGAGGGCTGACCTGCAGCCTGGAGTCGTAGAGATAGGCCCCCCAGCGGCTGGTGTCGTATGCCAGCTGCCGGTGGGATTCGGTCTTGGCGGCGTGGTGGGCGCGCATCAGGCCACCCACTCGATCAGGTCATCGCCGTTGATCTCGACCTTGTCCATATCGAACAGAGTGTCAACGGCCTTCATGGCGTCCCGTTCGTTGAGCCCCGACCGGTGAATCAGCTCGGTCAGGTCGCCCCACTCGATGGGGGAGGCGATCTTGATGATGGCGGCGGTCATTGAGAGAGCGGCGGCTTCCATCTTGCTGGCTCCTTCCTTGTGGTTCTTGTCATCGTGGTTGATGCTCATTTGCCTACCTGAAGAGCGGACCGGATGCATCTACGAGGCGGTAGCTGGTGTGCCTGCTCGCGTGGCGTGCGGCGATGGCCTTGCTGTCGCTGCTGAAAATCGTTTTGCCAGTAAGTGAGTTGAAAACCTGGTAGCGGCGCATGTTCTTGGCTCCTTCCTTGTGGTTCCTTTCCATGATCACAATATACACCCATAAGGGTTAAAGGGCAAGGAAACAGGCAAAGAAAGCTAAAAAAGATGGGGCCCCGAAGGGCCCTTCTCTCTCTACATATCGCCCAGCAGGTGCCGGGAAGCGGCCATGGCCAGTTCGCGCTGAAGCCCCTGGACCTTCTCCGCGATCTCCCCGATCTCGGGGTCGCCGGAATGGAGGTTCGCCAGGCTGCGCGCTTCGCGGGCCATGTCCCGCAAGCTGTGGTTCGCTTGGGCCAGAACTCCGGCGTTCCGCGCGGAGCTGTCGGCCATGTCCAGGTTCCCCAGCAGCTCCGTGGCCGCGTCCTGGATGCGGAGGGCCTTCTGCAGGTCGGGGTTGACCTTGGAGGCGATGGCCCCATGGATGGCCGGGCGCTGCTCGGGGTCATCCCAGAGGGCATGCGCGAGGATCATCAGGTCGCGATGGGTCGCAGCTGCGCGCCCCTCGATCACCGCATGGGCTCTGACCAGCCGGATGCACTTGCGCCAGCGCCGGTCCGAAGCCTCGATCCCGTGTTCCTGTTCCAGCTGCGCCTTCAGGTCCAGGACCGTGTCCAGGACCGAGTCCGGCAATTCCACCTGTTCGACCAGCGCGCGGAGCGCGGAGAGGTCCCCGGCTTCCAGCTTGCTGCGGACGGTGGGCTCGGCGGTCCCGCCCAGCAGGGTGCGCAGGCTGGACCGGCTGCGGATGGGCCCCACCCAGTGGCGTAGGACGAACCGATCGTAGAGCGCCTGCAGCGCGGTATCCTGGGGCAGCTCGTTCGAGGCGCCAACGGCCAGCTCCAAGGGGATGGGGATCCGCTTGCCGCCATCGTCGAACGCGCGCTCGTTCAGGGCGGTCAGCAGCGCGTTCAGGATGCTGCTGTTGGCCTTGAAGATCTCGTCCAGGAAGGTGAACTGCGCGCTGGGTAGGTAGCCAGCGGTCACCCTGCGGTATTCATCATTTTCGAGGCCCTTCAGGGAGATGGGCCCGAAGACCTCTTCGGGTACGCTGAAGCGGGTCATCAGGACCGAGAAGCAGCTGCCTGCGAACGCGCCGGAGACAGCGTTCACCAGGGCGCTCTTGGCGGTTCCCGGAGGGCCCAGCAGTAGCACATGCTCGCCCGCGATCAGGGCGGTCAGGATGCTGCGGATCTCGTCCCTGCGCTCGTAGAAGGCGCCGTTCAGTTCGGATTCCAGGGTGCGGATACGGTCGGTGGGGTTCATGGTCTTGCTCCTTGCTGTGGTTCTAGTTGAAGGCTTCGCGCTGGGCGGCATCGTCCAGCAGGTCCGCGTAGCGATCCCAGAGGCGTTCCATCCAGTTTTCTTCCAGGACCGAGCCCCCGGTGCTCCCGGATGAGAAATTGCCGTCCTCGTTCAGGGTGATCGCCATGGAAAGCTCCTCGCCGTTCCTGCGAACGCTGATCGAGTAGGTCGCACGGGTAGCGGTCACCATGTACCGGAGGTGGCAGCCATGGGTCTCGGCCCAGTCCAGCAGATGGAAGGTCCAGCCGTCGCTGCCCCGGGGGGCGATCTGAAAAGCGGCCTTGGCGAGAGTGTCGCGGGCGGTGAGGGCGTTCATGGTCTTGCTCCCTGTGGTGGTTCTACGCGGCAGCCAGCTCGTCAGCTTCGACCTGGTCCCAGGTGCGGAAGCTGACCTTCGCGGCCTTGCGAGGGGTGGAAAGGTCGATCTTGGAAGCAGTGGCGTGCTCCCAGATCCCGAGGTCATTCTGCACCTCGAAGCAGCCCGTGCGGTAGGAGCCCTTCGGCATCCCGGCGGCCCGCGCGGCGGCCAGCGCGTCTTCCAGGTTCATGTTCGCGGCCAGCTCCAGCGTGATGCTGAAGGCAGGGAGGCTCCGGGGGTCAACCCGGTTGCTCTCGGCGCGGAAGAAGAAATCCCAGGAGATGTTCTTGGCTTCGTTCATGGTCTCTTTCCTTTCCATGTTTTCAATATACACCCGTAGGGGTTAGAGTGCAAGGAAAAAGAGAGGGAAAGGTAAAAAAAAAGCCCCATCTCGGCAATAGGGCTTCGTTCGATTTCGGCGCTCGTCAGGCGTTGGTCAGGCGGCTGCGCAAGCCTTCTCGGGCTCGACCATCGCAGCTGCCAGCACATCGGCTTCCAGATCCTTCCGGCTGTACCCCTTCCCGAAGTTCCGGGGCTCGTCGCCGGTCAGGCGCTGGAACTCGTCCCGCAGATCCGCGGCGCTCATGGCCTTGACGCTCTTCGCGTAGACCTGCAGGTCGGGAGCCCCGGAAGGCTCGTTGGCCGAGTCCTCGGGGTTCGAGTCCTGGGGCTCGGCCAGCTCCAGCTGCGCGAAGCGCAAGATCGAGGTTTCGCCTTTCCTGGCGATCAGGGTGGCCTGCAGCCCCATCTCCCGCAGGGTGGCCCGGGGGGAATAGTTGTCCGTGTTCCAGTACGCGGGCTTGGTGATCGCGGTCTTGGACCAGCCGGCTTCGGCCAGCTGCGCGCCGGTCACCTCGTCGCCGTACTGCTCGCGCAGATCCTCGATCTTGCTCTTCAGCTTCTCGCTGGGGGTCCGCGCGGAGCTTCCGCCGTTCGTCGGCTTGGGGCCCTGCCCGTCCAGGATGAACCGCGCTCGGTCTTCGGCACTGCCGATGGAGCCCAGCAGGGAGTCCAGCTGGATGTTCAGGCAGTCCGCGTAGAGCCGGGCCTGGTCGCGCAGCTCGCGGAACTCGGCGAAGGTGCGATCGGAGATCTTGCTGGAGGTGCGCTTGGTGGCACTCTCCCAGCCGTCCAATCGCTGCTTGATGTCCTTCAGCTTGCCGACCAGGCTGCCCTGGGCGGAAGCGCCGATGGAGTCCCGGCTGTCCCCGGTGTCGGCCACATGGGAGACGTGGAACTGGGATTTCCCGAGCTGCCGGACCACGCGGGCGATCCGGTCCAACTCGTCCATGCCCTGGGCGGGGACGAACACGATGCCGCCGGAGCGTCGCAGGTTGAAGGCTCCCAGCTGCGCCAGCGGGGCCTTGATCAGGTTGGGGCGAATCCACTCGTGGTTCAGGTACTGGAAGCGCCAGGAGATGCACTCATGCACTTCGTCGGCTTCGATCGTGTTGCCCTGTTCGATGCGGATGGGGGTTCCGCCCTGCATGTCCGAGTAGACGATCCGGTCCACCTGCTCCCAGGCGACCTTCTTGGGGCCGATGCGGACGCGCTTCAGGATCCCGACGATCATGGTGTCGGAGTCGCTGAAGACCACATCAGCCTTGAAGCGTTCGGCGTTGCCAGCGCCCTTGCGCCAGCTGTTGGCCCCCTTGCGGATGGCCTGCTGCGGCTTGATGTCGGGGACCTTGATGTCCCACTTCTCGAAGCCGAGGATCCCGCGCAGCTCCGCGGGGCTGATCTTGCTGTCGAGCAGGTCCCACCATGCGAGGGCTCCGATACCCTGGGCGAGGTCGTGTGCGATGGTCTGGTCGGTCATGGTCTTGCTCCTTGTTGAGGCGCTTTGTGGTTCTTCCTGGCGCCTGTTCTAATATACCCCTTTACGGGGTAACCGGCAACTATTCGTCGCCGAAAGCGTCTTTCCATGCGTCGTGCTCTTCCGCCTCGGTCAAGGGCCGCAGGCCCTCTTCCGCCTCGATGAGGATCGGGGCGTAGTACCCGGAGCGCGTCCCGATGAACGCGGCTTCGGAGACGGAGCGGTAATCTCCGCAGGCCTCGAAAGCCGGGGGGACGACATAGTTGCGATGGCTCTGGTAGCGGTACATGGTTCAGCCCTTCCCGTTGATGCGGTTGAGAGCCAGAACCCCGCGGTCCTGGATGTTCACGGCGCGAGCACCCTTGCAGGTGGGGCAGCGAGGGAACAGAGCATCGATCGCGCGCTTCGTCGCGATGGGCCCCAATTCGGCGGGGATGCACACGCCAGACCAATCAGGGCGCTGCTTGGAAGCGTACCCGGTGCCGTTGCAGTCGGGGCAGAGATCCCCGAAGCTCGGGGTAGGCTTGCCACGCTTGGCGCGTCGGCGGCAGATGGCATGGGACCCGCTGAAGAGGGTTCCGGCGGTGCCTCCGCAGTGCTTGCAAGATTCGAGGTTCATGGTCTTTCTCCTTGGGTGGCTTCCCGGACGCCCGAAGGCGTTTCGGCCCCTGCCACGGGGCCTCGTCAGCGGGCTACGCAGCGAGCCTGTAGCTGTCGATGGCGTAGGGCTTCATGCCAGCGGGAAGCATGTCTGCGGTGCGGTTCTTGGTTGAGACGAGGACACAGCTCATTTTGTTGGTCATGATGACCCGACAAAGAATTACGTCTTCCAGGGTTCCCCTGACTGTGCAACCTTCAGCTCTGACCGTGAGCTTGATGGAGGTATTGCCGGCGGCGTTGATGGCATTTTCGAGTTCGTTGCGGGTCATTCTCTTTCTCCGGTTGAGGTCTTTCCGTTCCCTTTCCATGATCTAAATATACACCCGTACGGGTTAGAAGGCAAGGAAATAAAGGAGAAAGCCCAAAAAAAAGCGCACCCGCGAGCCCTGGGAAGGTGGGGGGGAGGAAAGGGCTCGGGGTGCGCTTGGGGTCTGTCTCTGGGTCAGTCTCGATCAGGGTCTGGAAAGCTGTCCCCACCCCCCAACCCGCAGCTGCCCAAGTTCGGAGCCGCAGCCTTCTTCCAAAGGGCGCAGCTGGAGCCGATGCACCCCGTTCCATCCAGGTCGCCAGGATGAGCTGGGGGCAACGGGGGGTTCGGGCTCCCAAGCTTGGCAAACCGTTCTTGAGCCTCAGCTCTTGGTGAACCAAGAACGGCCCGGCCCATCATCAGCAGGGGGCAGCGCTTCATGACGAGCAACTCTTTCCACCTGGGCAAGCGCAGCTCCCGGCCCTGGGGTCATCGAGATCCCGAGCGCAGAGATCCGGCCGGTAGCAGAAGCTGGGGAATTGATCATTCCTCCAGCCCTCGCTATCGTCCAGCCTTGGACGCGCGGGGTAGCCGAGCAGCTGCACCTTTGTCACGGTGCCCGCGGCATCAGCCAGCTTGCGGGCTTCCTCTTCGGTCTCCCAGGCGCAGGCTTTGGGCCTATCGGAGAAGGTGAACCAGTAAAAGCGTTTCATGATCGATCCTCCCGTACCTGTTTTGTCAATGCCCAGAGCACCTTGCGCAGGGGGGCCAGCTGCGGAAGCAGCACCCTTCCGCTTCGCAGAGCGGTCCAGCCGGTCCTGCGGTCCGCACCGTAGTCCCGATCGAAGTGCAGGCCGGTTTCGTTGATCGTGGCTCGAATGGTAAGGGGTTCGCGGCGGAGGTAGAGAATCGGCGCCAGCCTGAACGGCTTTGATTTACGCCTTCTCGAAGGCTTCAGGCGTTCGCACCTCATGTCAGCCCCTTCTCCTTCGCCAGCCAGACCGGCAGGCTGCAGTCATACAAGCCCCCTGCTTCCAGATCCTGGAGGGGAATGCTGGAGGAATTCAGCTCCCAGATCAGCTTTCGGGGCACCCAGCAGGTCACGTCCCCATCGTCAACGAGAGCGCTCTTGTCCCTCAATTTCACCACTTCCAGGCACGTATCAAACGGGGTCCAGTCCTTGGACTCCCCTTCTCGAACTTCGCTGGCGGCGCTGCGCTTCAGGACCTTCGGAGGGATCGGCTTCGCTTCGTCTTCCAGGTCGGGGCAGCCTTCGTTCAGCCAAGCGGTGGTCGCTGCGGCCTGGGCGCCCCGAAGCCGACGAATGCCCCGCGTGTCCGTGGGGCGCGCTTGACAGTGGCGAACCAGGTCCGCGCTGGCCCGGAGGAGCGCCTGGGTCGTGGGGTGGGTGCACATCAGAAATTCTTGTCGCTGCGCAGCTTGCTGCAGACCGTGCAACGGAACACGTCGTGGTCCTTGGTCTGGTTGTGGACTCGTTTCCCGGGCCCATGGAGCTTGTCCTGGCCTTCATGTTTGCAGGTGCATTTGAGAATCTTGGTCATTTTTCGTTCCTCTGGCTGGAGTTGGTGTCTTCCATCATTTTCAGCACCTGGGGGATGAACGGGCGCACCCGATCGGGGGCCCCGTATGCACGACCAGATTGCATTTCGACCAGCCGTGTCTCTCCGGGGACCAGATCGAGATGCGTAGGCCATCTAGGCGTTCGTATTCGCCATATCGAGCGGACCGCCACCAAGGGCGCTCGGGCACCTGCGCGGAGTCCAGGGGGTAGCCGTGGAAGGTGATCATGGCTTCGGCTCCCATCGGTTGTATTTCCCCTCGCCATGCTTGATGCAGGCATAGCAGGGCTTTTCCGACGGCCAGAGCGTCTCGTGCTTGCAGCTGCGGCAATTTCGGGTCTGGCTGGGCTTGCGCACGCTTCGCAAGGGACGGCCCTCGCCAAAATCTGGCAACGGCCCAATCAACCTGCCCCGCAGATCCAAGACCTCTTCCCATGTCAGGGTGCAGCCCATGCCGCTCTCCGCGGCTATCTCCAGCTTGGCCAGGGCGGTCATCGTTCCAACTGCATGAAGAAATCGCGGATATCTTCCAGCTGCGGTCTCCAAGGATAATAGCCCCCGTAGCCGTCCGGCTCGAATACGCGCCCCTCTTCGTCCACCTTCATGACGATGTAGTCCCCATATTCGCCGGGGATGAGATCGGGAACGTAGTCTTCCAGGGTCCAACTGCGTGCCCCAGCCATCAGTTCATAGGTCCCTTCGTCGGTCACCTTGAGATGGATGTCCGCGGTTTTCCCCTGGGGCCAGCCGATCACGGTCCTGGTGTCCAGGCAAAGGATCAACCGCAACCGGCGTTCCTTCCCGTCATAGCCGGGCATGCCCTGAAATTCGTCCTGCTGGTCTTCGTACCGCATGGGTACGTCCAGTTCGATGTGGGTGAATACGAACTCTTTGGCGATCTTGACCGTGGCCTTCATGGGCTTGTCTCCCTCTTCCGCAGCTGATCGGCCCAGGCCCTCGCTACCCTGCAGTAGTCGTTCAGGCTGGAGCGCCGATCGTCGTTATACTCGATCCGGTAGGCCAGAGCTTCCTCCGGGGAGAGCCCCGAGACCGCGTCCGCGAAGACCCTTCGGTCCCTCGCACCGCAGTACAGCAGACTGTCCATGCAGTCGGCCAGCTCCGCTTTTTTGGAGTCGTTCACCCGTTTCAGGATCTCTTCGTAGCCGTCCCCCAGTCCGAACAGCATGATCGGCAGGATCGTATCGTCCTCGCCGTCCAGGATCGCGGGCTCCACCTGGGTCAGACCGAAGGCCCCGCGGCCCAAGAGCAGCCCAGCAACCTGCAGCACCTCCCGATCGGGGTGGGCGATGGTCATCAGGTCGCTGGGGTTGTTGATTTCTGCGATGATCATTGTTGCCTCCTGCCCCGTTCTACCCCTTCAGGCTGAATGGGTGGGCTACCGTGCGGCCAGCGATTCGAGCAGCGTCTTCGTCAGCTCGTTCAGCGACTGTCCGACCTGGTTGCCATTCGGGGTGAATTCCGCCAACCAGCCCAGATAATCCATGATCACCCCTGTCGTATCCACTGCGCTGAACGGGTAGCTTTCCTCCGATCTCTCGGCCCTGGGCAGCATGCGCAGCAGCTTGTACGGCCCCCAGCAGATCGGGAAATCGTACAGGTGCCAGCCCTGTGAGGGCCTGGGAAGTTCGCAGCCGGTCACTTCGGGCGGGTCGTTGCAGAGAAAGCCGATTCGCTTCGCTTTTCCTTCGTCCGGGTTGCAGAGCCACGCATAATGGGCGTTATCCCCTATTTCGATCGGTTTGCCGCAGTTGGCGCAGTGTCCAAGCATCGGTTCGCTCCTTTCGTTCCGTTCTACCCTCAGGCCCTACGTGCCTATCCGCCATTCGGGGCTTACCCACTCTTTGGTCCAGTCCAGAGGTTCGGACAGCGCAGCCACCTGGCCGAACTCCAACGCGTAGGCCTCCGCGATCTTGGGGTCTCGGATGATCAACGAGTTTTCCAGGCTGCGCGCCGACCCTTCCGTGAAGTTGAAAGATCCAGTCCAAACCGTCTTCCACTTGAATTCTCGATGCTGACGCTTGATGCCAGTCAACGGGTGTTCCCAGGTGCTGGTTTCCCTGTCGCCGAACACGGCGAACTTGTGGTGCATCAAGATTGACGGTTCTTGACGTTCCGGGCGACGAATCCCCATGCAGCGAACGCCTCGGAAGATCCGATCCCGATTTTCCCAAAGGTAGCACATGTTCGGCAGCGGGTTCGGAAGGGTGTTCAGGTGAATGCCGCCAAGCGCGTCGTAGAGAGGACGAAGGTTCGCTGCAGATCGATCGCCGAAGTCCGGGCGCAGGAAATCCTCCTTTTGAACGACGATGGCGGTTCTGATCTTCGTCATCGCGTGCAGGATCCGCTCGTTCGTCAGCCACGCCACGCAGCCGATCATCGCTCCGTATTCGTCCATCAGCCCCAACAGCGACTCCGTATGGTTTCGAAAGACGCAACGGACTGTGCCGGACTCGATCCCAACGTCGGATAGTGGTCGATAGTCGCCCCCGATCATCGCTTCGTTCAAATCGTTCATGTTCGCACCTTGCTTTGGCAGCAGCTCATCAACGATGGCCCTGGCGCGTTCGCTCTCGGCCCTCCTTTCAGCGATGATCGCCGGAATGTCCAGCTCTTCGTCCCTTTGCGACTGAGCGACCATCCAGGCATGACGCCGTTCGCGATTGCGCTCCTTGGCCGCGTCGCTCAAGCGCCCATAGACCGGAGATCGTTGATGCAAACCGCAAAGCCATACTTCGGCTCCTTGGTACAGGCAGCGCCGAACCCCCATCTCCTGGCCGCAGGTCTTCCCAGCGACCGTCAGGTGCTCGCAACCGCCGAAGCGCGAGGGTTCCCGCCTGTCGATTACAAGCGGTTGTCTGCACATCCAGCCATGGTCCTTGAAGCGCACGAGTTCATCCGAATTCATCATTCACCGCCTTTCATTTTGTTTCTACCCCCACCATCCCGATCAACCGGCATCGGAACGCCCGACCGTTCTTCAGCAGCCGCCAGCTCGGCTTGCGAAACCAGCGTCCAGGACCGTAGCTGGCCAGAGGGCAGACGTGACCGCCTCGCCAGCCCTTTGAACGCACGATCCCGATGATCTGCGCCCCAAGCGATTCCAGCCTCGCGCGTACATCGGGATCCGCATACCAGCCCTGGGGATGCAACCGAATCGCCGATAGCTCCAGATAGACATGAACCCCGCGATCGCCGCTGCGATCCATGATGACAGCCCCGGAAAGACCGTCTTCGAGCGCAGCCAGATCGCCAACCTCCCGAAGAGCCTCCTCCAGGGCGCGATCGGCATACCCCCCATCCTCAACGTCCCCCATGGGTGGGGCGATCTTGTCCAGGTCGAAAATCAACCATTCCTGAGCTACCGCTTTCCATCGACACGGGATCCGCTGCATGCGATCCTGCAAAGGCAGATCCCTCCAGCCCACGGGGGCCACCCTGGACCCCGTAATCATCAGCATGGGCATCCAGCGCTCGGGGTGCAGCTCTTTCAACTCTTCTTGCGTGAACATGGACGCCGCTCGCTCCTTCTCCTCCGCTTTTGCGCGAGCCGCAGGCCCCCTGGACATACGATCGGCGTTCCGCAGCACCTCTGGAAGACTTCCCTTGAGCCGATGGCCGTCCGTTCTGTAGGTCTCCGCGCAGTTGGTGCCCTTCACAGGCTTCAAGGATGCCCCGATCACCTCCCCGCGGGCCCATGAGGAAGCGATCCCCTTGTTCAATGAGGGGAACCGGGGCGCAGCCCCGGTATCAGCTTCGCACGCGGTCTCGCTAGTATGTGCTGAGTACTCATTGTCTACCTTGGGAGCGCCTTTCACGATCCCCAGATCTTCGAAGGTTTCACGCAGTTCGATGACCCATCCCCTGCGATCTCGGACGAACCTGACGGCTGCCGCCTTCTCGCAGGATGCGCACCAAGCGGACCCGTAGCGACCCCCGTTCTTGTCCTTCTTGTCCCGAACCGCGATCATGGACGGATTGCGGTCTTCGTGATCCTCGCAGATGCACCGCACCTTGGTCGACACCCCTGGCATGGGCACCCGACCCAGCCGTCGGATCCACTCGAAGCGGGGAGGGGGCTCTTTCCAGTCCATCGTCTTCTTGGCGGCATCCCAGCCGATCGCCAACAGCTGCAGCTGGCCGCGAGTCAGGATCATGTGCCGGCCCCAGCGTTCGTGCTTTTGGAGCTTGCGCAGCTTCGCTCCCATGGCTGCGGCCACCTTGGCGGGCACCTCCTGCCAACCGATCAGGTCGAGCACCGCATGCCAGGCCGTCAAGCACCCCCGATATCCGGGCGCCCCCTCGATCTCTTCCACGTACTTGGCGCAGCGTTCCAGATAGTAGAGGTCTTCATGGCCTTTCAGCTTCCGGGCTTTTCCGGCCCCGATCTCCCCCAGAACCCAGAGAGTGGCCGCCCCTCCCTTGGCGAACGCGCTGTCGCCGCGGGCCAGCTCTTCGCACGCGGCAGCCACCTCGGCGCGCCGCAGCGCGGGACTCGGAACCAGTTGCTGGCGTTGGATGATCTTGGCGATCCGCTTTTTGACCGATTCCCGGTCTTCCAGGTAATCGCTCGGATCGAAGATCCTGCCCTGCACGGGGCCGGTCGCCTGCGCGCCCCCGATCATGGGCGCAGCTCCGCTGGAACCCCTACGGGTTTATTCGCTCCAGGTGTTGATACCTGGGGAGCGTGCGGATATTTTGTGGTCAGAGGATTTCTCACCTAGCCTCGTCCTCTACTTTCGCCCGTGGATGCCAGTCCGCGGGTGAAGCTTTTGGGGTCTGTCGTAGAAAGAATCTACCCCCGTTGTACCCGATTCCGAGCGCAGGTGCGACGGAGAGGGGCGAGGGGGGTAGAAATGAGGGAGCGCGGAGGGCAAGGTGTATGCCTTTTCGCGTGGCGCCCTCGGAGGGTTCTCTCCGGGGGCGCATGTTTTAGGGGGGCTGCGCTTTGGGGGATCTCCTAAAGCTGAACGAGGACAGCATACCGCAAGGAGCGCGTAGCGTACAGGGGTACGCTTCTACCCAGGGGGTACAAAAGTATCCTGCAGGGGGGATAAAAAGATACCCTCCCCAAACGGGTGGTATTTGAATGCCTTGTCAGGGGTAGAATGAAGTATCGGGCCTCCCGATGACGGCTTCTGGGCTCTTTCCATAGCGCTGCATACCCCTTTTCTTGGGTGTTCATGGTGCTCCTTGTGTTCCCGGAAGCGGCTCGCGAGGTCAGGGCGCCCCGACCCGGTTCGTCGGAGGCGCCCCCTTTTTCATTCGGGGCCCCCAGGGGTACAACGAGGCAGGAGGTGAGAATGATCGTGCAGTTCGACAAGGAAGATGACGGCCGGATCATCGCGGATATCCCTGCGGTCCCTGGGGCCATGGCCTACGGGGTCACGCATGAAGAGGCGGTCAATCGGGCGCTGGCCATCGCGCTGCCCGTCCATGTCAAGCGAACGGCGGATGTCACCAGGACGCGCATGGTGTACTGGTTGATCGGGGTTTGCTTCGGTCTCTGGATGCTGTCTGGGGTTCTTGAGGTTCTTGCCGAACGCGTCGGCGGGTAGAACAGGGCAGGAGGTGATCGTGGCCCGCATGATGCTGATGAACCTGGAGCCCGGAACCTGCGTTCGCAAGATTGACAGCGTAGGCGGTGAGGAAGGGGTCCTGGGGGTGAGCGTGTCCGGCGAGAGCATGGGCCGCGCTGAAATGCACCAACCGCTCGTCGGGCTGACAGCAGAGGGGGAGATCAACCTGATCCTGGTCGCGAAGGATCCGAGTGATTGTAGGGCGATCGTCCTGCAGCTGGGCCCCATGGAAACGGGGACCCTCTGCGCGGGGCTTGTGGACCTGCTCTATCGGGGTCGGTCCGATCGCCAGCAAGGGATCGGCGAGGACATCCGGGAGCAGGTGTTGGAAGCCGCCGAGGTGGTGGCGAAGAGGGGGCCGGCTATCCCGGATGTGGGGGTTCAGATCATGGAGGGCGTGCAGGTGGGGGAGGGGTGACCAACCTCGCCCCCTGGCTCAATCAGGAGCGAGTAGGCTCCCGAGTGGACGCGATCGTGGATTCCGTGATCACTCTGCTGCATCCGGTTCCCGTTCGGTTCGCTGGGGCCCTTCGAAGGATGCTGACCCGCCCCAACCCCGAGAGAAACCGCAGGGGCTACACGGACCACCTTCCCGCGGATGTCTGCTATCTGCGAAGGTCTACCAGAGGGCTGATAGCTCCCAGGGGGATCGCCTCCAAGCTGCCGGGGCTGGCCCGAAAGCACGGGGTTGAGCTGCGCTGGGATTCCCGCGTGGTCTGCGCGGAGACCCCCAAACCCCTGGACGATGAACAGTTGGGGTTCGATCTGCGTCTGTACCAGCAGACCGCCAGGGATCGGATGGTTCGAGCCCGACAGGGCTACATCGTGGTTCCCCCAGGTGGCGGCAAGACCGTGATCGGGTGTGCGGCCATGGCCCGAGTGGGCGAAGCCGCTCTGGTCTTGGTGCACACGACCGACCTGGCAGACCAATGGGAGGAGACCGCGTCCAGGATGGGGATGTCAGTTCGGTTGGTCGGAGGGAAGGGGGGGCCGGTGCCTTCCAGCTTCAACCCGGAGCCTGGCAGCGTTACCGTGGCCATGGCCCAAGCGATCACGGCTGCTGGTCCGAGGGGGCGTAGCTTCGTGGGGCTGTTTGGGGCCGTGGTCAGCGATGAGTGCCACCATGAAAGCGCGCCGACGAGATTGCGGACCCTGGATTCCTGTCCGGCTCGCTATCGCTGGGGGGTGACCGCCACCCCGGATCGAGCTGACGGCATGGGGTTCGTGCTGCCCTGGCAGATCGGCCCCGAGCTGTACCGGATGCCTGTCAAGAAACTGGTGGAGGGGGGCTTTCTTGTGGTCCCCAGGATCGTGCCCGTGGAAACGGGCTGGATTCCGGGCCAGCAGTTCTATGACGAAGACGGGTCTCTGCTGTATGCAGCCGCCCTTCGATCCCTCTGTGAGGATCCGCTACGCACCGCGGGCCTCGCCAAAGTGGTGGTTGCCGCGCATCGCGCAGGACGTAGAACCCTATGGCTGTCCCCCAGGGTGGATGCGGCAGGCCGATGGGCTGGAATCTTGCGGGATCATGGAGTCCCTTGCGCGGCGGTGACCGGCAAGGGAGCCAAGGGCCAGCGCCGATTGCGGATCCGGCAGCTGCGAGAGGGGAGCTTGACCACCTTGGTAGCCACCAAGCTTGCGGACGAAGGGCTGGACGTTCGAGCCTTGGACTGTCTGATCACGGCTCCGGGGAGAGCTTCGGCCCCGACCACCCAGAGAGCCGGTCGGGTCATGCGCCCCGAAGGCCGAGCCCCGATCGTGTTCGATCCCGTGGACGGGGGCCCGTTTCGCAGAGCTTGGAGCGCCCGAGCCAGGGCCTACCGATCCGAGCTGGGAGTCACCCCGGAAGGAAGCGTGGACTACGATGGCGCGGTTCGACTGCTTCGCGGGTACTGATAGCCCTTGCGGGGGTACAACAGGGCAGGAGGTAGAAATGCAACAACAGCTTGAAATGGCCCATCCCGTCGTCCTGCGAAGCGGGCAGGAAGGAGAGATCCTGGGGCTCGACACCGACAAGGCGATCCTGTTCAGCAACAGCGAGCGCAGCGCGATGGCCTGCCCGTCCAAGTGGTGGTTTCGGTACGGCCAGCACCTGAAGTCCCCGCCGACCGCCCCCATGTCCCTCGGGAAGGCTTGGCATTCCTGTATGGAGGACATGGCGCGGTACTGGGTGGCCAACGGGGGGGACGATTACCCGCGAAGCGGGTTTTGGGCTTGCGCGTGGTGCGACGAAGGCGAATCGTCTTCTTGCAAGCATTGCCATGGGGATCGGAACGGACCTGTTCCCAGGATCGTGGCTCGCTGGATTTCGGACCAGGCTGCCATGGACTCTCCGTTGGTCGAGCAGGAAGAGATCGACGAGATGGCCAAGAAGCTTTCTCGTATGTGCGAAGGGTACGTCCAGCGCTACGGCACGGCTTCCCCTGGCAGCTACGATATCGTCGCCGTGGAGGCGAACGTGGCCAGGCCCGTGCTTTCCCCGATCACGGGCAAACCGTATCGGCCCGCGGTGCCCATCGTGGACACCCCCACCGGCCCGCGGTTCGCGCGCTCCGAGGATTCTGAAGAGGCGATCAAGTGGGTCCGCTGGCCGTGGTATCAGCTGGGCATCTTGGACGCGATCGGCAGGGACCGAAGCAGTGGGCGCCTGATGGTGATCGAACGCAAGAGCAGCGGCCAGCCTTCTTCCCTGGTTGGCAACCTGACCGTGGACCCCCAGACCACGGGGTATACCTGGCTGCTGGACGGCGCGGCCCGAGCCGGAGTGTTCGGTGATGCCGTCGCCACCATGCTGCGTCCCGTCATGGGCTGGATGTACCAGATCGCTGTGACCCATCTGCAGCAGGATCCCAAGCGCCTCAAGAAGGGGGGTTTATCGAAGGCCAAGAATGCCAGGGTTCCCAGCTGGAGGTTCCGGGCTGCGGTCAGGCAGGACGGTTTGGACGAGGCCGATTATGCCGACTACATCCACGATCTGACCCAACGGGTGGACCCCAGCCTCTATATTGACGAGTTCGGGATGGTAGGCCCCACCGACCTGGCGCGCTACGCCACCGAGATCCATGCAGTCGCCCAACGGCTCGCGCAAGCTCGGAGGGACGCCTACCGCGCGAAGGATAGCAGCTCCGTGATCCAGAAGTTCCCGCGGGTTCCTGTCTGTACGGCTCCGGGGTCCAGCTGCGCCTATCGCGGGCTCTGCGTCAGTGACAGTCCCCAGGGGCGAAGCTCGTTCGAGCAGGGCGAAGGCGCCTTGTGGTGGGCGGCCCGCAAGGTTGAGACACCGGCTGTCCAGCCCGAGGACGACAGCGGCGATTACCCCGATTTCGACCCCGATCTGGGGTTCTAGAGGGGTACAACAGGGCAACCGAAAACCAAGGAGGAACGAGCATGTTCGACCTGACACCGATCGGTCAGCAGGACCCGGGTGACATCTTCATCAAGCTGCTGGTCATGGGCAACACCGGAGCCGGCAAGACCCGGTTCGGGGCTCGCAACGACAAGGGGGATACCCAGGTGGTGGTCCTGCTGTGCGAGCCCAACGGCAAGGCCACGATCGCGGAAATCAATCCACGCGCCGTGGTCGTGGATGTGAAGAAGGAGAGTGCCAAGCTGGTCAAGGATCTGAAGGCTGCAGACAAGGCCATCCCTCTGGTTCCAGACCTGGAAATAATACGCCGGTTCATGCGGTTCGCCATCTCGGGAGCGCTCGTCAGCAGCTTCCCGGAGGGCACTCGGATCCGCGTGGTGGCCGATTCCCTGACCGAGATGCAGCGCCTGCTGAAGGACGAAATCCAGAAGCAGAACGAGATCCGGGCCAAGCGCGAAGAGGACCCCGAGAAGCGGCGCAAGATCCTGGAATTCAGCATCAGGGACTGGGGTGTTTTGACTGAGCGAACCCGCATGCTGCTCCGCACGTTCAGGGATCTGCCCTGCGACGTGGTGGGGATCACGCTCGCCGAAGAGGACAAGGACGAAGAAGCGGGGGTCAGGTACGTCAAGCCCCAGTTCGAGGGCCGCAAGATGCCCAACGAGGTGGGCGGCTACTTCTCGGGCATCGGCTACAGCTTTCGGCGTGAAGTGCAGAAAGAGGGCAAGGACAAGAGCACGATCTACAGGGTGCTCTGGGAGGGGCCGGGCCGGTACAAAACCAAGGCCTGCTGCCAGCTGACAGGCGTGACCAAGCCGGATCCCGATCTGGCCTTCGGGCTGGTGCGCGCGTCCTGGATGGCGGGCATGCTTTCGGACGGCGACGTGGTGATCCCTGCGGAGGGCGAAGCGCCCCCCAAGGATGAGCCCAAGGACGAAGAGCCGGAGAACGGCGAACCCGATCTGCCGGCCGACAACGAAAACGGCAAGCCCAAAGCCGGCGCGTCCTGGGGCGCGTAAGGGTAGAACTGGACAACAACAAGAAAGGAGCGAGTCATGGGCCGTATGTTCGATCCCACTTCCGAAGAGCACGACAAGCCGCGGTTTCCGATGTGCCGCGAGGGGAAGAAGCTGGCCGGCTTGGTCGGCTGCGATCCCTACAACCTCGAAGGGTACGACCCGGAGAACGAGGTGGAGGGGCGACCGAAGCCCTACTACCTGCTGCACTATGTGATCATCCGCGACCTGGAACAGCCAGCCGGGATGGAGCAGGAAGGGCCGGATATCGGCCTGGTGGTGCTGGTCAACGTCTACGTGTCGAACAAGGCCATCAGCCGGCTGGTGGGCGCCTGCAAGGGGGTTCAGCGCGTAAAGCCGTTCGATCCGCTCGACCCCGCGAAGATGGCCGAGGTCATGGGCAGCAAGCCCGTCGTTCTCGACATCATCCACGAGACCTATCGCGACAAGAACGGCCGGCCGCGCACGAAGGCGACCATCCCTTGGGACGGCTGGGAACCGTATTCCGGCAAGGTCCTGATGGAAGCCTGGGGTCCCATCCTGGAGACGGGTGAGGCGAAGTATGCCGAGTTCAAGCAGCGCGAGGCCGATCGGGCCGGCGGTGGCTCCAGCTCCGGGTCCGGCGGAAGCTCCGGGTCCAGCAGCGGGGGCAGCGTGGATGACAGCGACCTGAGCGACCTTCCGTCCGACGACATGCCCTTTTAGCATATAGGGCTTTCTATGCGCAATATCGCGCCATCAGACCGAGTGATCCGCGCAGCCTTCTGGAAGGACGCGCGGATCGTCAAGCTTGAGCCGGTCGCGCGGCTGTCCTTCCTTTGGCTGGTGGCATGCGCGGACGGCGACGGGATCGCCCCATACAGCTGGGAATCCATGCTGATGGACGGTTGCGGGCTTTCGCTCGACCCTGCCAGCTTCCTGGGAGGAGCGGTCCTTTCGGAGCTTGAAGAGGCCGGCCTTGTGGTCGGCTACCAGTCGTCCCTGACTGCGACGGCCGACGAGCCCGCCAGGTGGGTCTGGGTTCCCATGTTGGGAAAACATCAGCCTTCCCGAGGGGAGTTCAGGCCGACCAGAAACGGGGATCGACCCCCACCTCCGCAGCAGTTGGTCCGCGACCACATGGCCAAGCGCCTGGGAAGAGATCCCACAGAGGCCGAGTGCCGAGCCATCTCTCCGCGCAGCTTCGGGTTGACGCGCCAGGCATCGACCGTGGCCACGTCCGAGGATACCCAGCTGGTTTGGGAAGCGTGGAGGTCCAGGCAGCAACGGCCGAACGCCTGCAAGCTGTCTCTCCAGATCCGGTCTCTGATCGCGAACGCTCTGAAGCAGGCCGACGCGGCCACCCTTGCGGAGTTCATCGCATGGGCGCACGAATCGAGCGCTCCGGGGCCCAGATTCTGGCAGGGGCATAACAGGCAAAGACGCCGATACCTGGGGCTGACCACCCTGCTGCAGGGTGCGAAGCTCCAAGAGCGGCTCCAAGCGATGGCCCGCGACAAGGCCAAGAGCAGCGAGGAAGAGGAGGGCAGCTGTGGTGGCATCATGGCGCAACGCGGCATCAGAAAACGTGCGGCGCAACGCCTCGCGCGGTGGTCGCAAACCCAGCCGGACCAAGGTGGAGGAGTACCTTCGTCGGAAGGGTCCGATCAAGGTGGTCAGCGAAGCGGGGGGACCCCAAGCTAAGGGGGCCTGCCCCAAGTGCGGCAAGCCCGGATATCTGCATGTATCGCTCGCGCCGGCCAGCTGCGGAGCTTGGCGGTGCGTCAGCACCAAGTGCGGAGCGTCCGGCGGGTTCAAGGCCCTCCGAGAAGCCTATGGGGATGTCACCCAGGGAAGTTCTACGGGCAGGCCCGCAGGGGTGCCGGCGATCAAGCGGGCGGATCAGCTGGTCAACGGGCTGCGCGCGGCGCGAGGAAAGGGCGATCAACCTGACAAGCCTGACCCCCTTCCGGGAACCGCCCCCGAAGGGGCGTCCCCTTTTCTGCTCTGGAAAACCAGGGACAAGGAATGCCACGAAGCTTTGCGGTCTCCCGAGGGCAAGGTGGTCCTGGACTACCTGCACGCTCGCAAGTTTACCGACGAGACGATCGATTTCTGGAAGCTCGGGGCCACCTTCTTGCCCTACGCGGGCTCGCGGGTTCCGTTCCTGACGATCCCGATCCCGGACGAGGGGGGCGAACTGACCAACATGAAGTTCCGGTCCCTGCCGGTGGATTGCCCCGCCTGTCGAGGAGCCGGCTGCTCCCAGAAGTGGTGCGACGGCGGCAAGATCAAAAAGATGTTCGTGCGCTCACCGGGCAGGCCCAGCACCCTGTTCGGAGCGCACCTGCTGCCGGACGATCTGGATAGTGGGATCATCGTGACCGAAGGGGAGCTGGATGTCATAGCTTTCTGGCAGTACGGCCTGAATCGGGGGGTGGTCTCCAGCGTCAAGGGGGCGACCGGAGCTTGGGAGGAGTCCTGGCTGGACATGCTGGAGCCCTATGCCCACTTCACCCTGGCGGTAGACACGGATGACGCAGGCGAGAAGGGCGCGGTCAAGCTTGCGGACCAGCTGGGCAAGGATCGGTGCTCTCGGGCGAAGTTGCCCAGAAAGGACGCTGCGGACTGCCAGCAGGCGGAAATCCCGTTTGAGACCGTGGAGAAGGCCCTGGAGCGGGCAAGCCCCATGCTGGGGGTTCAGATTGTCAGCGCCGAGTCCTACGCGGACGCCATAGAGCAGCTGATAGCCAGGCCGGACGAGCTGATCGGAATTCCTACGGGCAGCGGCAAGATGGACGAATGCGTAGGGGGTTGGCGCCCGGAGTTGGTGATCGTGACCGGGGATACTGGTCATGGCAAGACCACATGGGCGCTATGGGCTCTTCGCGAAGCCGCCTTGAAGGGTCATAACGTCCTGGTGACCAGCTTCGAAAACCGGCCCATCGGCGCGGTCATCAAGCTGTTGCGTATGGAGCTGGGAGGGGATTTCACCGACAGCAAGTTCACCCCACAAGATCGCAGGATGGCCCTTGACAGGATCTCCGAGCACATGCTGTTCGTGGATCACGCTGGGCACCTTCCGGCCGCAGAGCTGATCGCGACCGTCCGATACGCGAAGCGTCGCCGAGGGGTTCGCTTGGTCCTGGTGGACCATGCCGGGTTCGTCCTGCCAGCGGATACGGACGACGAGCGCCATGGGCTGGAAGCTTTGGCCCGAGCCCTGACCACCGTGGCCGCCCAGGACGATCTGACCATCTTCCTGATCGCCCATCCCAACCGGATGCACCGGGCCCAGCAACGCAGGGTCCAACTGGGGGATCTCAAAGGGGCCAGCGGCCTTGAACAGGACTGCGCCACGGGCCTGGTCATCGCGCGAAAAAAGCAGAGCAAGGGAGATGCGCGCCTGCGAACTGTGGTCTACGCGGACAAGGTCAGATCCGAGTTCGGCATGGGCGGCAGCTACGCGACCCTCTATTACGACTACGAGGCGAATCGGTACGCGGATCGCCATGAGGATCTCCCCGCGGCCCGCTACGTGGACCCGTCATGATCGAGGGGCTTTCCCAGTGGATCGTCTCCGCGTTGCAAGATGGCCCGAAGACCGCGAGGCAGCTGCATGCGATCGTGCCAGCCACCTATCAAGGGGCTAACGCCAGGTTGCGGGCGCTTGCGGAGCTGGGGCTGGTCCGCAAATACAGGCAGGAGCCGGATCGGCGCGTGATCGCGTACAAGCTGACAGACAGGGGAGTCCGGTTCGCGGACGACCACCTGACCCCGAGGGGTACAACCCCATAGGGGCCCTAATTCGGGCCTGAACGGATCTGAAAGGAGCGACAGAATGATCCCCAACCTGGCACGCATGCCAAGCGCCAGCGACGACGGAACCCTCACAAAGCTCGATTTCAAGCAGGACGCGGACAGCGATGGCGCCTTGTTGGCCGCCTTGTGGCTGACCTACGACGTGGAGATCGACGAGGATGAGGAAGCTCTGGACGAGATGATCCCGGGCAGCTCCCAGGCGGTCCGATATGGGATCGGCAAGGGCGGGCGTCCCACGATCAAGGACGCCAGCAACTATCCCGACCCGCGGATCGAACTGTACGACCTGGAGGACGACACCGAGCTGACCAAGGGCCAGGGCGAGATCATGGAGTCCAGCTTGGATGTCAGGGGTCCGGTGGCGAGTTTCACGATCAAGCTGCGGTTGGGGGGAGACGCCGGCGATTTCGGGTGCCTGCTGAGTTACCTCGGAGCCAAGGTGCGCCTGGTCATGACCGCGTACCAGCAGACACTCCCTTTCCAGACCATCGCGGACGCCGCCCCCCAGGTGGGCGCGCGATCCTACGAGCTGGGCCAGATCGTGAGCGGCACCACATCCGACGGCGCGCACCTGACGGGCGCCATCGTGGAGATCTACGAAGGCAGCGGGGACCTGGTGGTCCGAGATCTGGACGGCACCGAAGGGGACATGCCCCAAGCTGCTGTCCAGGCTCCGGTCCTGGTGAACGAACATCCCGGATCGGTCAACGCGTTCGCCGCGGGCTGCGCGGCTGTCATGGAGGCCCCCACCTGGACCTATCTGCTGGCCGGTCTCGGGGAGCTGTACGCTGGCAACCCCGACGCCCACGGCCCCCAGGACGATGGCAGCTATACGCTCGACCGATTGGCCGTGGAGGCCGGCTTGCGATCCCTGTGCGGGGACGAAGCTCGCTATCAGCTGCCGGACGATCTGCAGGAGCTGAAGCCCAAGGCGCTCAAGGACCTCTGGCGCCGCTTGACCGGAACCGAGCCCCAGGAGCTGAAGCGTGGGTTCACCCGAGAGCACCTGCGGGAGATGATCGAGGACAGAAGCTGCTGGCAGCGTGCGATCGATCGGGCTCTGGAAGCCGCCCGCGCCCACATGGAAGGCGATGGGGACGACCTGCCCGCGGAGGCGTAGCCGGTGAAGTACCGCGTGCTTCATGATCAGCTGTTCGAAAATGGCACCGATCCCGACGGTCGGTGCCGTCTTCCGAAGGGCACGGTAGTGGAGCCCGTACATCCGAACGAGCTAGAATGGCCGGACCGATCGGCCTTTCGCAAGATCCACGAGCCCCGAGCCGTGGCTGCCAACCGAAGGGCCGTAGTTTTTTGGTTCGACGGTCGGATACGGATCCTGGAGGTGGGCCCCGGAGGGCAGCTGACCCCGGAGGTTCGGGCTGCGTGGATGAAGGGATAGCGAGATGGGCAGAGTCAGGATCGATACCAGCCGAAAGATCGACAGGAAGACCGCAAAGGAATTTATAGCGAAGAGCCTGGAAGAACGGACGCGCATCGCGCAAGAGGTTTGTGGTTGCGGGTGGCTCATAGACCCGGAGCTGGAATGCTTGGAAGACGGCTTGACGGGCTGGCCTTTCCAGGTGCTGATCCTTGAAGCCTACATGGGCGACGGTTGGGTCTGGATTCCTGAAAGCGAGGCAGGCTGATGGGACCGATCCAGGAACAGACCAAGAGAGCGTTCGCTCCTGACGGCCCGCTGGCTCAAGCGGGCTACGAAGATCGCGCGGGACAGGAGCGCATGGCGCTGGCCGTGGCCGGAGCTGCGGACGAGATCGAATGGACCGCGGTGCATGCGCCGACAGGCATGGGCAAGTCTCTGGCCTACTTGGTTCCGGGGTTCTACGCTTTGAAGCGCGCTCTCGAAAGCGCCCGAGGGCTGGTGATCTCAACGGCGAACATCGCGCTGCAAGAGCAGCTGCTGAAAAAGGACGTGCCCGAAATATCCAAGGCCCTCGGAATTCCGGTCAAGGCCGTTCTGCTGAAGGGCCGGAACAATTACCTGTGCTGGTCCCGCCTTTCCACGGCGCATGCCGTGTTTCGCGGTCAGAGAAATCCGGGGGTTCAGGACCTGCTGGATTGGGCCGATACCAAGGGCTGCGACGGGGACCGAGAGCATGTGCCCTTTCCGGTCAACCCCAGCGCCTGGGCGCAGCTGTCCAGCGGCTCGGCCGAATGCCTGGGCAAGGTCTGCCCGTACAAGGACGCCCAGGGAGAGCTGCGCCCTTGCTTCGCGGAGATGGCCAGGAACGTCATGGGCGGTGCGGACGTACTGATCTGCAACCATTACTATCTCTGCGCGGCAACCCCGGGCCCCGCGGCGCTTCTGGCCGTGGACGAAGGGCACGCGCTGGAGTCTGCGGCTCGCGGGATCATGGGAACCAGCATGAGGTACGGGGGCTTGCAGCGCTTGGCCTCCCAGACCGCCAAGCTGGCGAAGCTGGATGTCAGCAGGGTGCGGTCCATCGTGCTGGACCCGTTCGTCAGGCTGCTGAAGGACGTGGATCGCTACATGGGGGATCGCTATCGGGTGCGCCTGCTGCCCGGCTGGCGCAGGAACTCCCCTCCTTTGGACATGGCCGATCTCGTCGCCCTGCGGAACGAAATCCAGGTGTTGAAGGACGGCGAGAGGAACAAGATCCGCAAAGAGCGGTTCAAGCAGATTTTGAAGCGCATGGACAAGGCGCGCATGGTCGGGCTGGCCGTGTCCGCAGGAAGGCCCGACCCGGAGGATGCGATCAGGCTGTCCAAGGGGGATGCCTGGGCGGTCTGGGCAGAGCGCGGTCGGAACAAGGGGGACCTGCCCGTGGTTCACGCGGACCAAGTGGACGTTCGGCCCATGACGGCGAAGCTGCGCAGGCGCTACCCGCGGGCCGTGCTGACCAGCGCCACCCTGGCGGTCGGGGGTGATTTCGGACCCTTGCGCATGGGGCTGGGGATGGGGGCAGGCGAAGAAGCGCCGCCCCCTCCCGAGCAGGAGCTGGTTTTGCCATCGCCGTTCCCGCTTTCTCAACAGGGAGTGCTCGTCCTGCCGAAGGGGCCGGGGCCGAAGGATCGGGGCTGGCGGGACTGGGCAGCCACCCAAGCGGTCCAGGCCGCGAAGTTCGCTGGGGGTCGTTCCTTGATCCTGTGCAGCTCCTGGAAAATGGTAGGCGAGATCTCGTACCTGCTGCGCAGGTCGCGCCCGTCGTTCCGGGTCCTAGTGCATGGGGAGGCAGGTCGAGCCCAGCTGCGCAGAGCGTTCCGAGAGGACGTGACCAGCACCCTGATCGGGACTCGCAGCTTCATGGAAGGGCTGGACGTGCCAGGCGAGTCCTTGTCCTGCGTGGTGATCGATCGGATTCCGTTCAACGCTCCGGGCGATCCCGTGGAGGATGTCGTGGGCGAGGTGCTGTCCAAGCGCCACGGAGGGATCTCCCCTTGGCTGCTTCGGTCCCTGCCCGCCGCGTGCATGCTGCTTGAGCAGGCTTCGGGAAGGCTGATCCGGTCTCACAAGGATCGGGGAGCCCTGGTGCTGCTGGACCGCAGAGCCCTCGGGTATACGGCCATGGGCCGATCCGTCCGAGCTGCGCTGCCTCCCTTCCCCATGGTCGAAGACCTGCAGGCGATCAAGCCCGTCCTGGCTGGCGAGTCTGTGCCGGACGCGAAGCCCATCGGGGTGGTTCACGCTCCGACGACCCATCGCCCCGTCAAGCCTTCGCACCTCGCGTCAGCTGCCAGCCGCCTGGCGAAGTGGTAGAGAGGAACCCCATGGACAACAAGCCCACCCTGCACTTTCTGCCCGTGGCCGACATGCGGAGGTCCATCGAAGACCCCGCTCTGCTAAAGCTGCTTGAGGACGGCTACCGCCCGGTTGCTTCGCAGTTCATCGACCGTGGCCCCGGAACCCCTCAAGAGCTGCTGTGGGTGATGATCCCCGATCCCGCTGCCAGGCTGGAGCGCTCCATGGACAAGCTGCGTATGCTGGTGGCTGCCCTCGGATGCACCGTCGTCTTCTTCGGGCTCGTGTTCGTCTTCCTGCTCATCCAGCGGGTCTGAAGCATGGGCTACCAGCAGGGGTCCATCAGGTTCCGGCTTGCCCTCGCCCATCGGCTGAAGGGTTCCCCCACCGAAGGGGAGCGCCGGCTACACGGGCACGGCTACAACGTGGAGGCGCTCCTTACAGCGGAGCCCAGGCGCATGCACCTCGATCGGGCCGAAGGGGACGCTAACGCGTGGTGCTCTTTGTTCCTGGATCGCAGGATCGTGCTGCCCGACGGGGACCCGCTTGTGGACAAGTTGATGGGGATAGGTCAACGAGTGCTCGTGCTGCCCCGGCCCATGTTCGTGGGGGGCTACATGGCAGCGCTCGCCAGGTACATCTCCGCGGAGCTGGCCCGAGAAGTTTCCCCCATGGAGATCCTGCGGATCAGGATCAGCGAGGACGGGGGCCCCTGGGTCGAGTGGTGGCCTGAAAGCCGAAAGGGATGAACCCCGAGCTGCTGGAGTTCGTGGCAACCGTCGCGGTTTCCTTGGTTCTACTGCCCCTCGTCTTCCTGCCGCAAGGCGATAATCGCGGATGGTTCGCGAGTGCTGGACATGGAATCAGGGCACGAGAGATTGGGAGTCGCGAAAATGCTACGATCCAGGAATCCGAAGATCGCGCTATCATAGGGGAGGAGCGACCTGCAGGAGGATCCAGTGGCCAACACGAAAGCGCTGCCCAATGTGACCGGGAGAGCCCCCCCGGGTAATCAACGCTATAGCGGCATTCCCCTGCATCCACGTACCGGATCGATGTTGCATGCCCCCCAGGCAATGCGCATGATGCACGAGGACAAGGAGAGCCCCACCAAACACTGCGCGTTTCTTTGCTGGGCGGTTCAGCCGGAAGGGAAGCGGATCGTCTACAGAATCGGCAAGCTGCTGGGATTCAGCGACTCCACGATCCGCACATGGAAGAACCGCCACCGATGGGACGAGCGAGCAGAAGCCTGCTCTGACCACGAAAATTGGGCCGTCTACCTCCTGCGGGAGTGCTACCCGGCGGTAGTTCATCGCGTGGCTTTCGCGGAGCTTCCCGGCGCTCTCCGCGCGATCGTAGGGAACGCCATCGACGAGGTGCGGGAAGAGGCCAAGGTCAGGAAGGCGATCGATGAAGCTCCGGGGGTGCCCGAATCGGACAGAAAGGCCCCACCGACTCCGGGCAGGGCCAAGCGCGAATCCGAAGCCGTGGAGACCCAGCTGCCACCGTCCACCGTTCAGGCCGTACCCAAACAGGCAGCAAGGGAAGCTGCCCAGCAGGTGCAAACAAAGCGGCGAACCACCGAAAACGATTTCTTGAGGGGAGTCACATCCGCAGCCCTGAAACAGATCGGGAAGAAGCTGCTGGACTCCGAAAACCCATTGCCGGTCAAGGCCTCGGACATCCCCCCTCTGGTTCGAACCCACCAGCTGCTGACCGGGGCAGCCACCGAGCGGATCGGAATTGAAGGCCAGGCAGAGCAGCCCGAGGAAACCGTCCGAGTGGCCCAGGCCAGAGAGACCGGAGACCCCGACGAGCTGTTGGCTGCCATCCGCGCTGATTCCCTGGAAACCCTGGCTATCGTGGAATCCCTGCAAGCTCGGAGAGAGCTGGAGGAACGCGGGGGCGAAGTGGTGCGGTTTCCTGGGTCGTAGGGGGTAGAACAGGGCAGGAGGTGAGTCATGCCGAGAAAGATCGGTTCAAAGATCGAGTTGGTAAGCAATCCTTCAGGGCTTCCCGTGGGGATCGCATGGCATGTCGCATGTGACAAGGAGATCGTCACTACAGGCATGATCAGGTTGAGCGAGGTTTCCGGGTTGCGTTTTTCAAGCCAGCAGCACGTCTATTCGAACAGTGATTTCGGCACGCTCTATATCGAGCTTCGCAACAGAAAAACCGCAATCAATGTCAACTATGCGCTTTGTCGTGATGCAGAAGTTGCCTTCAAAGCCTGGTCGACAGCTCTGGAAGAGGGGAAGATCTGATGGCTGACGACGATCTGCTGCTGGACAAAAAGAACCGCGCCGGGGGCGTCCCCGTCCCCGCAGCATGGGAGACCCACGACGGCGCAAAGGAGGGGCCGATGGGATCGGGGGGGGATGCCCTCGTGGACGAATACGTGGTCCCGGAAGGGGGGATGCAAGCCCCAGGAGAGCGGTACATCCGGTTTTCTTCTAGGCTGTTGGAACACTGGCTGGCCATCGCCCTGTCTTCCAGGAGCGGGCGAGTCGTGATCCAGAAGGCCGGATTTCTGGTGCGGGTGCGCCAGCGGTCCGATGGGTCCACCTATGAAGAAATGACCCTGCTGGGGGAGGTGGGCCCCGAGGTGGAGAGCAAGGGTGCGATCGTTCTGATTGGAGGCTGATGTGGCAAAAGTGATCAAGGCCGATGCTTCCATAGCTGTCAAGACCGTGGAGGTGGTGGTTAGTCTCTCTGGCATAAAGCGCCTACGCCTGCGGTTCTGGTTGGGGCGCCTGCTCTTGGAGCTTGCCGCTCGGGTGCTGCCCTGCCAAGTGACCCTGGATCTACCTTTTTCTAGCAAAACCGGAAATGACTGAAGTTCCCCCCCTCGCGATCACCGTCGCCCAGGCGATTGGAGATCTCGCCATCGTCATGCGGGTTCGAGAGCGAAGCGCCGGATCCGTGCTGCTGGAGACCGAGAACGGGCCGGTCCTGATCCTGCTGGCCCTGGGGGATAGCGCCATCCAGGCTGCGGAGGCGCTTCAGCCGATCTTGGACGGAGAAGAGGATGGGTAGCAAGCGCCTGGCCAGCGAGATCGTGGACTGCTTGATCTCATATGGAATGATGACCGTCAACGACCTGCAGGAGGAGCTTCACGAGCCGAACTATGTCCAGGTTCATCGGGAGCTGGTCTGGCTTGAAAGGCAGCGACAGGTTCAGCGGTACGGAACGCAGGCTTCGAGCAACGGCAGGCCGGCAACCCTGTGGGGGATGTCTGGGCGCAGGGTGAAGAGAATTTGAGCAGGCTGTGCCTATTCGTGGAGCTTGCCGCGGGCACCGCAGCAATGAGCCTCGCCCTCGTCGGCGGCCCTCGTTGCAGGCCTCCTGTTAGCAGAATTGGAAATAAGCATGGATACGTGAAAGCAATTGCAGCTGTCATGGGCCTTCGCCTCGGACGCGGCGCGGACGCGGTGCTGCTCGTGGAACCCGATCCCGGCATGGCCTCCGTTCTGCGCTGCTACCCGCAGCCGGAGAGGCTACGGGCAGTGGCGGAGATCATCCGGGGGTGGAAGGACGAGGAGCCGCGGGCGCTTTGGGAGAGGTTGAGGGCGGAGGGACGAACGGATGCAGCGTCGCAGGTCATCCTGAACAGGTGGAGCTTTTCACAACGAGGGCCCCATATCGGCTATGGAGGTCCTGGCTCAAAGGCTGGGATGATGGGGCAGGAACAAAGGGATCGCGCCCTTGGCTGCGAGGCTACGGCGGCGCGCGTCGAAGAGGTGGCCATCCCCTGGCCCCCCACCCTCATCCACGAAGGCCCGGCGGAAGACGTGGAGCCGAGGGAGGTGGCGAGGTGGTTGTGGGTGCAGGGGCACCAGAACTCGTGCGGAACGCAGCCAGCACCTCAGTATCTTCAGCCGGATGGCCAACCAGACGGATCCTGGAAAGCACCACCGCGGGACTGGTTGGCCTCTCGCGTCGCGGACCTGGCCGAAGTGCGCTGGCCCCCCACCCTCATCCACGAGGGCCCGGCGGAAGACGTGGAGCCGAGGGGGGTGGCGAGGTGGCTTGTCATTCAACAGGGGCAATCACGAGGAAAACCCATCCATGAGAAGGATGGAGAGTTCTGGACGCAGGGTGCTCCTGGTGGAATTGGTGGCGGGGCAGAATGTAGAGTCAGCTTTGATTCTTGGAGTACGCTTGAACCTCTACCGCTTGCTAATCGCATTGAATCCATATCACGCGACTGGCCCCCCACATCCGTCTACCAGGGCCCCTGCGAGGACATAGAGCCGCCGGGGCTGGAGGGCGTGGTGGCGTACCTCGATGGGCCGTACCATGGGGACGGCTCGCGCAAGATCACGGGCTACGCCCACGAGTTCCCCAGGGAAGCGCAGCTATCGGTAGCCCGCAAGTGGAGCGAGGCCGGCGCGGTCGTGGCGGTCAGCGAATGCGTACCGCTCGCGGATGAGCTGGGCGAGGGCTGGCATGCGGTAGAGATTACGAACGAGAGGAAGGGCCAGCGCAGATCCTTCTCTAGACAAAAACGTGAGTTCCTCACTTTGAACCAGCCTCCTGCATGGAAGCCGTCCGTTCAGGTCTCTCTGTTCGGGGGTGCCTGTTGAGCGTCCTGACCCCCTTCGCAGCTGCGCGGGCCGCAGCGGAAGCGGGAGCCCGAACCACGGCTTCCCTGTCCCCCTTGATCGACCTGGCCCGTTATCACCACAGGACCACCAGAGGGCAGCCCCTGTCGTTCAGGGATCGGCCTTACTTGATAGAGCCCTATGCGGATTTCCCAGGGTTGACCGAGGCCAGTGTGGTCAAGGCCCCGCAGACGGGATGGAGCGAGCTTTTCATCCAGCTGGCCTTGGAGCGGTCAGGCTGGAAGGGCAGAACGGTCGGCTACGTACTGCCGACCTACACCCTGCGAAACCGGTTCGTGCATACCAGGATCGATCCGGTCTTGGCCCGAGTTCCAGCCTATCGGGCTCGCCTGCCCGGAGGGCTGCATCCCCCAGGGGTCGGGAAGGACGGCAGGCCCCAGCAGAAGAAACCCAGGCAGGCTGGGTTCCGGGGGGCCAGCTCGCTGCAGACCAAGGCGTTCGGGCTGGGGACGATCCTGTTTCTGGGGGCGAACACGCCAGGCGATTTCGTGGAGTTCAGCGCGGACTGCATGATCATCGATGAGCTGGACCTCTGCCAGAAGGGCGGTCACCTTGCCCTGGCTTACGACCGGTTGAGGGCCAGCCCAAACCCCCAGATCTTCCGATGCGGAAATCCCACGATCCCCAGCTACGGGATCGAGGCCACCTATTCGAAGTCCGATCGGCGGCTCTGGCACCACAGGTGCTCCAGGTGCAACGAGTGGCAGCCTATCGACTGGTTCAGTCAGGTGGTCGCCCAGGACGATGCGGGCCGGTGGGTCTTGCGGGACCGACAACGCCGCGCATCAGGGATCGTGCGCCCCATCTGTAGGAAATGCGGGCGACCGTTCGACCGGGGCACATCTCCCGGATGCTGGGTGGATGAGTACCAATCGATCGATCGCAGGGGCTACAGGCTCTCGCAGCTGGACGTGCTATCCATGCCCGTCCGGCCGCTGTTCAGAGAATGGCTGGAAGCCCAGGGGAACACCGCTGCCTTGGTGGCCTTCTACGCTTCGGTTCTGGGAAGGGCCTACGAGCCCGCGGGCCGAAGGGTGGACCGAGAGCTGATCGCCAACGCGGCTACCGGCGATCCCATGCAGCCCGGAGGGGGAGAGGAGTTCGAGCCCCTGTCCGTCGCCATGGGGGTGGATGTCGGCAGCGTGCTGAACTTCTCCGTGTCCATCGCGAAGGGCCGCAAGCGGAACGGTCGGTTTTTTGGGGCTGTCCGCAGCTTCGACGAGATCTATCGGATCGCCAAACGCTTTCACGTAAAGTGCTTGTGCATTGATTCCAGGCCGGAGACCAGAGCTGCCCAGCAACTGAGGGACCGGATTCATGATGACCCGGACATGGAATGCGAGGTCTGGCTGGTTCAGTTCCATGCGACCGACCGGGCCGGTAAGGAAGCCTATGGGCTGCGGGTGGACCGCAAGAGGGGCCTTTTGACCGTGGATCGGACCCAGCTGCTGGACGCGACCTTGGACGATCTGCGCGCCAGCCCCCCCAGGAGAATCCTGCCCTCGGACATTGGAACCGTGGAGCACTTCGCCGCGCAGATGCGGGCCCCAGTCCGGCGATTGAGCGATCGCGGGGATCG